GCACGTCGAGACCGTAGTATTGATGTCAAGGCGCAGGGACTGAAGTGTAAAAGAACCCGGTAATCAAGCCATTTTCGGGATTCGTGTTGTTCAGGACGGCTTAGAGATTACCGGCATGAAGCACTCTGCGGGAACTTATCAAACATGCCTTTCTCTTAGGGTTGAGACTCGCGATTGGATATTCGATAGGTTGTGACTTGTGATTGGATGTAGTGTTCAGGTTGGATGTCAAGATGGCTGATATGATTTTGCCCAAGGAGGTCAGACATGAAAAGAGAGACAGCGATAATCATCGTGTTGCTGATTGGAATTGCGATGGCGATTCTTTGGAGCTTTGTTTTTGTGAATGTGCTTCACAGTATGGCAGGAATCGGAGTCGGCGTTTGCTTCGGCATTGCCTTTGCTGCCTCGACAGGTGTGATTCTCCACAGTAAAAAGAATAAAAAGTAGCCAACATATTTCATGTAGAAGATAAAAAGAGAGCAGGCCGCTCTGGGAGACAATCCCATGAGCGAGCCTGCTCTTATTCGTTGATGTCGATGGCGAGTCCGGATTTGAACCGGACGGTGAAGTGGTCGTCGTAGACGGTGATCTGCTGGATGAGCTTTCGGACAAGGCTTTCGTCGAATTCTGTGATTTCGGCCTGCTGCTTTCCGATGAATTCCTGCAGCTCGGCGATGCGCTTCTGCGTCTCCTCGCGGCTGCGGGTATCGGCTTCGGCCTGTGATTTCTGCTCCCGCAGCCGGAAGATTTCATCGGCGATGGCGTCGTAGTCCTGCTTGTTGTTGGCTTTGCGGATGAGTTCCTTCTGTAGCTCGTCGAGCCGTGCCTGAATGCCGTCCGGGCTCATCGTGTCGGCGGTGGTTATCGTTTTGGCAATGTTCTCCTGCATCTGCCGGATGAAGCCGTCCCTGTCGGTGAGAATCAGGTTAAACGCCTTGACCGTGACCTCCTGCAGAAGGTCTTCCTTGACGGTTCGGCTGGTGCAGTTCATGGTTGCGCGGCTGGGTTCAAGGCGGCTGATGCATCGCCAGACAATGCTTTTGCAGCCGTGGTTGTTCCAGTGGACGCGCCGGTAAAGCTCGCCGCATTCGCCGCAGACGACCATCTGTGAGAAGCAGTTGTTGCCGGAGTAGATGCGCTTCTGTCCGTTCGGCCCGGTGTGAACCTTCCTGCGCCGCACAAGCTCGGCCTGCACCTGCATGAAGATGTCCTTCGGAATGATGGCCTCATGATCGTCTTCCACATAGTACTGCGGCAGGGCTCCGGTGTTGCGTACGCGTTTCTTGGTGAGGAAGTCCGTGGTCACGGTTTTCTGCAGCAGGGCATCTCCCATGTATTTCTCATTTCGCAGGATCTTGTTGATGGTGGAGTCGTACCATTTTGTCTTTCCCGCGCCGGTGAGGATGCCGTCCTTCTCCAGCCCTTCGGCGATCCTCTTCATGGAAAGACCTTCGAGGTACTCCCGGTAGATGCGCTTGACGACCTCCGCCTGCTCCGGGTCGATGACGAGGTGGCCGTCGCTGTCCTTGGTGTATCCGAGGAAGTGGTTGTGGTTGACCTGCACCTTGCCCTGCTGGTAGCGGTACTGGAGCCCGAGCTTCACGTTCTGCGAAAGCGACTGCGATTCCTGCTGCGCGAGGCTCGCCATGATGGTGATTAGGACCTCGCCCTTGGAGTCCATCGTATTGATGGATTCCTTTTCGAACCATACCGCGATGTTCTTGTCCTTGAGGAGCCGGATGTACTTGAGGCAGTCGAGCGTGTTGCGGGCGAAGCGGCTGATGCTCTTGGTGATGACCATGTCGATGTTCCCGGCCATGCATTCGTCGATCATGCGGTTGAACTCGTCACGCTTCTTCGTGTTTGTGCCGCTGATTCCATCGTCGGCGAAGATTCCGGCAAGCTCCCATTCCGGGTGGCTTTTGATGTACTCCGTGTAGTGGGAGACCTGCGTTTCGTAGCTGGTTTCCTGTTCGTCCGAGTCGGTGCTGACACGACAGTATGCGGCTACACGGAGCTTCGGCTGCTCGGCTTGCTTGACGTTGTTTCCGACCTGCCGTCTGGCAGGGATGATTGTCACGTTTGCCATCACCGCGCCTCGCTTTCAATCAGGCTGTACAGGTATTCCGCCTGCTGCTTCGGGTCGTCGTAGGCCTGTTCAGGAGCGGCGAGCTTGAACCGGGTTGGCGGCTTTCGTGTATCCGGCGACTGCTTTTTCCTGTTCGTCCGTCCGAGCACCTTTGCCCGGCGCAGGCGTTCGGCCTGTGCTCTGTCGTAGGTTTGTTGGTCGATGATGGCGGGATAGTAGTCGTCTCCGAGGTAGTGCTTGTTTTCGAGCAGGCGTTTTGCCGAGCCGTGCCACGTCTCGATTCCTGCTTCGTGCGCAGCCTTGGCAAGCGCCATTCCGTCAAGGTAGTTCCTGTAGAGGTTCCTTATCTGCTGGGCTTTCTCTTCGTCGATGACCGCTTTGCCGTTTTCGGTTCTGTATCCGTATGGTGTGTGTCCCATGATTTTCACATCCTTTCCGTGAGCGTGAGCCCGCATTTGAGATGGAATACTGCCTCGTGCCGTGAGCGGATGACGATACGCTCAACGAACCGTGTAAAAAGCTGGTCGTCGAAGGCTTCCAGCATCGGGCTCTTCTCGGTGAAGCGCAGCAGATCCTCCGCCTGTACCAGAACTGTGGCTTCATTGCTTGTCGTGTTTTTCAGGGCGTCTATCTGTTTTCTAATGTCGTCGGCCTGCGAGAGAAGCTCGGCGGTTTGCTGGCTGTAGATCACCTGGTCGATGAATCCCTGCGCCATGAGCTTCGTGAGCGTCTTGCGCTTGTCAGCGTTTTCTGCGAGGCCGGTTTCAAGATGCTGTATGCGGCTGAGTGTCTGGCTCGTCGAGCTCCTCTTCAGGCTTTCCGCGTAGGGTTTGAGGATCAGCCGGTGCGCGAAGATGAGTTTGTTCATCATGGCCCCGAATGCGAGCTTGAGGTCATTGTCCCGGATGAAGAGCATGGAGCATTTGCTTTTATTGGCGAGATGCGTCTTGCAGCTCCATGCGGCGTAGCTTCCGTCCGTTGTGTAGTTGATGCGCCGCTTGAACGTTGCGCCGCACTCGCCGCAGATGATTCTGCCGGAGAATGCGTAGCGGTTCTGGTACTTTTCATCGCCCTTGCTGATGTTCTTCTCATCGGCCCGCTGGGAGATGAGCTTCTGCGCGGCTTCCCAGTCCTCGCGGCTGACGATGGGCTCGTGATGATTCTGCTGCAGGTACTGTGTCTGCTCGCCGTGGTTCAGGTGCCGCTTGTAGGCTGAATCCGACCACGTCTTCTGATAAAGGCAGTCGCCGCAGTATTTCTCGTTTGCGATCATCCCGCGGACGACGGATGGGCTCCAGTTTCCGCCGCGCTTTGTCGGGATCTGCTCCCGGTTAAGTTCAGTGGCAATGGCTGCGGTTCCCTTCCCGGCAAGCGTCTCTGAGAAGATGCGGCGGACAATCTGTGCCTGCTCTGGATTGATGACCATCGTCTCACCGTCCCAGTCGTACCCGTATGGTGGGTAGCTTATCTTGAACGTACCGTTCTCAAACCGTTTCTTGATGCTCCATTTGCTGTTCAGACTGATAGAAAGGGATTCGTCCGCAGCCATGCTGGAGAGGATGGAGAGGAACAGCTCACTCTCCATCGAACCGGTGTTGATGTTTTCCTTCTCGAACCATATGGGGATATTCTGCGCGAGGAGCTTTCTGACGAGTTCAAGACAGTCGGTGGTGTTGCGTGAAAATCGGCTGATGCTCTTGGTGATGACCATGTCGATCTTCCCGGCCTTGCAGTCCTGCATGAGCCGTTCAAGCTCCGGACGCCGGGATTTGCCGGTGCCGCTGATGCCCTCGTCGTAGTAGATTCCGGCGAACTGCCAGTCGTCGCGGGATGTGATGTAGCTTTCATAGTGCGCCTTCTGTGTTTCAAGACTTTCGAGCTGCTCGTCCGAGTCTGTGGAGACGCGGCAGTAGGCGGCAACACGCAGCTTCTTTGGCTCTGTTTTTCCCTTGCTTGCCTGTTCGATTCTTGTGATTTTCTTCAATTGGCCTGCCTCCTTGTTAGTGTCTATCAATCACTCTTTTTCGGACACATAGCAAGCAGTTTTCGGATATATTTCCGCAAACAGGGGTGAGAATGTTTTGCGGTTGATGTCGCATAATTTGTTGAATTCGTCATCGGAAATAAGGCCTGTATCAAGCATGCATCTGGCAGTCCTCTGCGCCCGTTGGTAGTCGAGATCGTTGCGGATGCGCTCATCCGTGTAGTAGTTGTTTTCCTCCGTCATGATGTTTCGCCTCCTGCTTTCCACTGGAGGCTGGAGGCCCGTTTTGACGAAGCGGAAATGAAAAAAGACCCACCGGCAATCCCAGATAAAGGAAAGCCAGTGGGCCAGAGAAGGTGATGTGGTTATTTCACGCGAATCCGCCATCCGACCTGGATGAGGTTCACGTTCTTGATAAGTGAGCTGTTCAGCTTCTGGATGGCGGAGACGCTCGTGCCGTACTTGCTTGCGATGGCCGAGAGCGTGTCGCCGCGTTTCACTGTGTAATAGACGGCGGATTGTTCTGCCGTTGCCCCGAGCTTCTCGTTGACCTTCGACTGCACGGCGCTGTAGTTGTATCCGGCGGTGGTGAGCCTGTTCCTGCGGTCGTCGCCGTTTCCCCATTTTCCGGCGATTACCTCGGAGGCGATCTCGTCCACGGACTTCTTCGCGGGCGCTGCCGGGGTGTTGCCGGTTGCCGTGCCTTTCGCGTATCCGTTGAAGCCACCGTTCTTGATTGCGGACGGGTAGTCCACGTAGGACAGGTCCATGTCGACGTTTCCGCTGATTCCGTTTACTCGTCCCGAGGAGGAATGCTGCCAGATGCCGTAGGGTCCGGAGTAGGTGCATTTCGAAGCGTACTGCGCGACC